TTGGATACGCCTCTGGACAAACGCCCAGACTGAACCAGCTGCTCTGCTACCTCTTCATATATTTCATCGGCTTCAGTTCTGGTAGTGGCATCTTCTTTCGCCATGTTCATCAGTCGCTCAAGCTGGCTTCCGTCTCTATTTTGGATTTCATACTGAGTGAATGTATCTGCAGACCGCTTCATGTGCGGGCGCAAAACTTCAGTCAGCTGCTCGTCGTTGAGAACATCCATTGCAAACTGCTCAACCGTGAGCGAGATGTCAGTGCCGTCTTTCCCAGCATCTTGTAAGAACTGAGGGATGGCCACACCTGCTTCTTTTGCAGCGTCAAGGCCCTCGGGCGTGATAAAGAACGTGGCGTCTTCGCCCATTCCTTTGAAAAAGTCTCTGGCCACTTCCGGTGCTTCTTGCTGCAGCTTCATGCTTTGCAGGCTTTCAATTGTTTGGTCAAGGCCCTGCTGTTCGTTCACAGAGTTCATGTCTTTTTCAAACCTGGCACGCACACTGAGATTCACAGCATCGAAAGGGAGTGATGCCGCTCGCATTGCACCACCAATCGGGCCGCCCGCAAACATTCCAGCAAAGCCCCCGTCGAGCTGCTCTACCAATTGTTGGTCATGCGGAGTCTCGTATGCCCTCTTCGTCCCCATCATGCCCCCGACGTATTCGACTTGTTCCTGCACGAATTCCGTCATCGCCTCACGGCCTGTTGCTCTCCCTATTTCTTGGGCAGCGTGCTTCACGGTCATGTTCTTAACTTGGCCGTCGAGTAAACCCAATGCTCCTCTTGCGGAGAATCGGTCAATGATAGTTACGGCCACAGCGGTCGGCATTGCTTTGAGTACGTCTGCAGCACTCACATTGTCGAGGCCATTGTTCATAGCCCGATCTTCGCCAATCTCTACAGATCGGCTTGCCAGGTAGGCAGGAAGTGTGGCCATCATTCCACCGATGTCTACCAGAGATTGTGCCCCAGTCTCCATCGCGTATGCTGCCAAATTCCCTATGGACGGTTCCTCTTTGAAATCCTCCCAGCTGTATTGCTGCTCGTACCCCAGGCCCCCGTGAGCGATTGCCCTGCCCACATTCTCCATTTTTTCGGACAGGCCCAGAGATCCTGCGTCTAACCCAAACTTGGCCTCGATCAGCATTTCGTAACCAGACACCGAGAATCCAGCAAATCGAATCAGATTGCCAGTAAGGGAATTGACCCGCTCGCCCATTCCAAGTGCCATGTTGCCCCAGTAGTTTGAGCGACGACGTTCGTATCGCTCGAAACCTTCCATTGCTTCAAGGTCATCAATTGATAGGCGAGCTCGCTTAGGGTCAGACATCCACTCTGCGACACGAGGGGTCTCCCTCTGCATCCGCTCGGTGTTGTACTGGAGCGTGTCTCGCACGGCTTTTGCTTCTGCTGGGAATTCTTCTACAGAACTGAAAGGGACTCCCAAGTCTTTGGAGAGCACTTCTGCTTCTCTGGCCGCAGCGGGATCCACCCCTTCTTGAGTTGCGAGACCTATGGATTCTTGAAGTTTGTTAGCTTTTCTCTGCTCTTTCCATTCGAGGGCAGACGCTTCGTCCGATTGGGGAAGTGTGGGCATTTATTCGATCCTGTCATCTGCATCTGAAAGTAGGCTGAACCAGTACGCCATTTCTTTAGGGCGCGTAAGGCCAACATTGGGGTCGTTACCGCCCGCACGTCGAGCCGCTTCTTGCCACGCCTCCTCGTCCAGTGTGCGTAAGAAAAAGATGGCATCTCGCTGTTCTTCTTTATCCATAGTGTCCCACAGAGTGTAGTCTGTTGGACGTTGTGGGCCTGGGGCCACGCGAGAGTTCATGTCCGTAGGGATCACCAACATAGCCTTGTTGAGATAATCCGACTGCTCCTGGCCAGTAGGGTCTTTGCCCTCATGGTTGCGACGATAGTCGAACACATACTGGTGTAGGTCTTGTCGATACTTAGACAGCGAGGTCTCACTGATGTCCTCAGTTCCAGACACCTCGCGGAGCTTGTCCGTGATCATCTGGGTGCCGGTGAATATGGGATCTGACTCCAAGTCTGCAAAGCCGTCATGTGAGGTCTTAGACCAATATTCGTAGTCTTCATCGCTGAGCGTATGGGCAATCTTCTCGAAGTACTGTCGCACCTTCAGAGGACTACCGTCACCACCCCGATAGAGACTCCACAAAGTATCTGTGACCTCTCTCGGTGTTTCAATAGGATCTACTCTGCCGTAGTTAGCCTCGGCCTCAAGCATGCTGTTCACAATGGTAGGATCCATCGCTGCCAGCTCTTCAGGTGGGATATCCTCGACTGCCATGCCTTCAAGCCGCACCGAGTTAAAATACGCACGGTGGTACTCTTCTTGTTGCCTTACGTCCTGACGCGTGACTCTGTTCTGGTATAGCTCGTACCTGCGGCCTGTTTCGTCCCGCTCTTCGGTGTTCTCAATTTGTCCGATCCGTTCCCACACGTCGTTTTCATCTAGGCCCATGTAGGAGTCCACATTCGCCTGGGCGGCATCTTTGACGCCCTCTGTTTCTGCTGCGTCGGTGAGTTTAGCTCTAACGTCAGCATGGATGTTTTGGGCCCAAGGCTCTTTGAGTGCTTCGATCCTGTCTTTCGGATCCATCATTTCAATTTTAGACACAGCTACATCGTTGCGCCATTTCAGCATCATCTCTGTGCCTTCTTCGGAAGACATGTAGTTCATGTCTATCCCAGCGTTTATCAGCCCGTCTGCAGCATCCATTGTGGCCATAGTGTCGCCAGTCAGGGCTGCACCTCGAATCCCGTCAAGTGCCTGTATGATGTACCCACGTTGGTAATCGGTCTCCACATTCTTGGCGTGTAGCTTTATTCGCTCGTGGCCCTGCGCTAACTGCACGCTGGCTTCGTTCATAAATTCTCTACGTGCTCTCACATTCGTAATAAACCCAGCAGCATTCTCCAGCTCTGTGCTCATGTTGTTAGAGTACCGATCGCCCATAGTTTCGTATTCTTCGTCATCGGAGTAGGCATTGTCTTCGCGGGCTTTCGCTCTTAGGAATTCTGATCTTGCCTGAGAGAGCTCGTAGCTTGTTTTACGCTGCTGCCTTTCGTCACCAATCTGGCCGAGCGTACTGGCCAGTTTGTCCACACCTGTTCCCACAGCAGCCGTACTTGCCGTGCTTACGCGGGTCTGCCCAGATACCTGGGCGCGACTAATGTCTGATGCTCTTGGAATTGAAGGCACTACCAGTCCCCTTTATCTACTTTGTATTTATGGTATCCACCAAGTGCAGTCGCGGCAGCTCCCATGTACGCATTGTTTCGCGCACTCTTTCCACTAGCCCGTGTTGATGCTGCGCCACGCTCTATGCCTCGCGCTTCCATCTCTCCGGAGTAGAGTGCTGCCAGTTCGTTGTACTTTCCAGCCCCAGCTATACGCGCTATCTGTCTAGCCGCAGCTCCGTCGCTGCCAGAGAAACCAGATCCAGCTTGAATTGATTCAGCATCTGACATGGTTCGCGCAGTCTGTCGTTGGATTTCATCTGCTTGAGATCTGGCCTCTCTTCTGGCCAGGTTGGCGTTGGATTCCATTTGGGACGCAGCAGAACTGGCCTGTGCTTTAGCTGCACGGCCTTTCTGTATCTGCGAGCCCACACTGAAAACGGTGGCCGCTATTGGTATTGCTGCTTGTCCCATTTGTATACATCCCCTTGCGGATTAGTTCCGTAGTATCTGAACCCTATCTTGTGCAGGACTCTCGGTGCGTTATTTTCTTCGGTGTCTGCTACTGCGTACACCGCGTCGTAATTTGATTGTAGAAAGATATCGAAGTCTCTTACGATCTTCATAATAGCTTTCGGATACTTTCGCATCGGCCCCAGTATGTGGGCAAAAGCGTAAGGTGGCTCAGTGTGTATCACTCCTGCCGTGCCTATCACGTTGCCGTCTTCTTCGGCCACAATGCCGCGTACCGTATAGCCCAGCTGAGCCATACTAAACTTAGCCAGGTCTGCCGCTTCCATCGGTCGGATTATCAATATCTTCTACCTCGTAGGTGATTGCCAGAACTGTCGCGGGCCCAGTGGCGCGTAGGGTTACCCTGGAGTCCGTATCGTAAGTTCCGTTAAATTCAAACGACATCTCGTCGTAGTCTACATACAGCCATGATCTCTGGTCTGCTGCCCACACCGTGCCGCCAGCGTTGTCGCCTCCGGCAAACAGTACGTTGGCTTGCTTCGATGCAAGAGCATTCAGTCCCGCGAACCCAGTGTATGTTGCGAATGTCACTGGTAGCGACGGATCCCTGAAGTCTACCACGAAACCCTTAGTGGGGTTTACAACATAGAGCCAGGGGCTGAACGCAATCATATCAGTCATGCCGATAAGATTAGTGTCTGTCACGGTCCCGACAAATACCGGAGACGGCAGTGCGTCGATGGAGTACACATGTATCTTGCCAGTGCTTGGCTCCGCGATATACATCCATTGGTCGTCAACCAGGCACATGGTGGCAGCCGAAGCCGCTGTAGTAAATGTACTATCTAAAGATAGGTTAGTAGGGTCGGTTATGTCCACGATGTGCAGATCGTCTTCCCACGGCACGAGGAGCCACGGCCCAACCACTGCCATCATATCTGCATTCACAGCGTTGGAATCAAAAGTAAGTGTCAGCTCGTTAGCTTCCAGAGTTGGGGATGTAGGATCCGATACGTCGATTGCAGCGAGGTCACCGTTCGTGGTGTGGCTGCATGTGTAAATGTAATCCCCTTGTTTCACGAATCCCCTATTCAAAGTGGCCACATCTGTGCCGCCCTCTAGGAACCCTACCTGAGAAACATTAGTAGGATCACTGATGTCTGCGACTGTCACGCTTCTGTTTACAGTGGCGTCGTCGTCCTCCCTGGTTAACAGGTAGGCGTAGTCTCCCTCCGGAATCACATTGTATGCGAGCAGGTCATCGCTCGACACGTCTGAAGTCGGAGCAAGGGATGACGCGGAGGCCATGTTCTCGTAGTCCGAGATGTCCAGTACCCGCAGTGCCCCAGCATCGGGCGCAAGTGCTGACTCTGCCAGTACCCAGTCGTCGGTTCCCACATCGTAGTACCACATGTCCCCGAGGTACCCTGCACCTCCAGGGCCGGCAGCGTCGCCCACGTTGTTGCCGTTGGCTCCCCCGTATATGTAGACTCTGTCGTTGGTCCCGTCGTAGGCCATGCCGTACTGTTCTCGCCCATAGGGGTCAGTAGTGCCCGCCCCCGAGCCCGTGTCTAGTGTAGACCATGTGCCCGCATTGATGTCGTACCGAGACATGTCCGTGGGGAAGACGGTCCCTGTTCGTTTCTTGCCACCCCACTGGTAGACGTACCCGTCGCCTGGTGCTTCCATTTTTCCGTAAGACCGGACTGAAGGCCCAGCAGTAAGGATACTCATGGTATTGGTGCTGATGTTGTACTCGTAGAACTTATCGGTGTCAGTAATCGAACTGGTAAGTCCAGCAAATATGTAGAGTTTGCCAGCACCTGTTCCCGTTTGAGGAGCAGTCATACTGTGGTTTTTCTTAGTCTCAATGGTTCCGAGATAAGCTGTGGTAGACCAAGAGTCTCCGGTGATGTCGTATATCGCCCAGTTACTCGTGGCAGTACCCCCGCTGTTGCCGCCATACATGTACAGCTTGCCGTTGTATGCCGCAATAGCGCAGTTGTCGTAAGCGGTGGTAGGCTGCGCCACGGTGAGCCATGTGGCTGTAGCAACGTCATACGCTTGAAAAGGAGTAGCGTCCGCTTGCATTAGGTAGATCACCCCATCGTGTTCACACACAGCCTGAGTAAACGCAGCGACGGGCAGGTCTGTAAGATAGGTCAGTGACCCTGTAGCAATGTTGTATCTCCAAAACTCGGAACTCGCAAGTGTCCCTGACTTCACGCCCCCGGGCTTGTAGATGTTGCCGTCGTACCACACCATAGCCTGGTCGCGGTAGGTCTCGGGTACACTCGGGACAGACGTGGTCGCACAATACAAGTAGTTGTCTTGTATCTGCATCTGTTGCACTTCGATATCTCCAGAAACATTATCGACAATTGTCGGCTCTGGCTCTGTCGTAGGTGCTCTGGGCCTGCCGTTGTCGATCTCTGGCATATCAGAAAGAGTGGTGGTATTTGGGCCGTACTTGAAGTTACGCAGTGCCACGGCTCTCATTACAAGCCCGATTTGCACTACACGCTTTCTGAAGTTCAGCACAGTGTTCCCGACGTACCGGCTTATTTTATTGCTAGTCCAAGTTGCCGAATGCCGAAGCCCCACTACTACGTCCACCCATGTGGACTCGTTTAGGGTAATACTGCCGCCCGAAACTGTAGCACTTTGTTTCTCTATCCCATCTGCCCACACATACACGGTGAGGCCCTCTAGGTGGCTTAACCCAGTGAAGGTTGCACCTGGGGACGAGCTGTATACATGAGAATCGTAGTGGCGAGAATCAGATCCACCGATACTTTCAGAGAACTTAGCAAGCCTCTCAATGTATCTGGTGCCGGATCTCTCCACCACCATGTATACTTCATCTTCCCCACCAGTAGGAGCGGACACTATGTCTTCCACAGTTCCTCCCCCGCCAAGAGTTATTCTTGACCAGGCAGTGACTTCTTCCACATTATCAAATAGTAATACGCGGAGAGATCCGTCTGTGAGGAGACAATACATTCTTGGCTCTGGCTCACTGGAGTAGATAATTCTTTTCACGCCTGGATCACATATCTCAGGGTGCAGCAAAGTTGTATCGTGTGCCGCTACTTGCTCGCCTTTAAGCCCGCTAAGCGCGTACAGCTTCTTCAGGCCGCGATTAACAAAATAGATAACGCCATCCACCACCTGTGGCCTAACCTTCGCAGAGCCCTTGTTGGTGCCTCTACGGACGGTAGCATTCGAGGCTGTAATGGCATCTCGATCTCCGTTAGAGCTGATCTGTACCTCTTCAGAGCTAAGGCCCATCATAAGTACGTCGCCACCCAGTAACCACGAAACATCCTGAACTGGGCCAAAACCAATAGTCTTAGCAATGGCCGAAGAGTCTCCGGTCACCAGCTCGTCGAAGGAGGTGTAAAGGTCAGACACTGATCCATACAATCTGGATCCCCCAGCGAGGTACAGTCTGCCGTCAAAAATCTCAGCGGAAGTAGGAGAAGGCAGGTATGTTCCGAAGAGCCCCTTCCACCAGTCTCTGGTAGCGGTAGTTCCACCAAACTCAGATACTACTCTCACTTCAGCGATGGTAGGGCTGGTCACTGATATGACCTGGCAAATCCCGTACACGTCACCGTGAAGGAGTTGGAAGTAGTCGTACGTGCTCGTGCCCGTACCCTTCGCATCGAAAAAATCATTACTTGCTGTCAGGGTAGTGTCGCCACTCGTGGCACCCGGGGTCAGCGTAGTCGAAGTGTCGTTGATCGGGCCGAATGGGCCATCGACTGTGTTAGGCAGTTCAAAGCTCCACGATTTATTTCCGCGTCGTTTGATTATCCAAAACGGCCAGCTGTATCCAGAAAGCTCGTATGCCCCATCGGTGATGAACATCACATCGTTTATTTGGGTGTATCTCAAAGTTTCGAGAGTTGCACCAGTTGTAGAGGTGTCGGTGACCATCGGGCCAGACACGACTAGATCTCCCGC